TTGATTGCACTTAACCACATTGTACTTGTCCTTCCTTCGTTGACACATATAGTCTACCATTTTTCCGACTGTTGCGAAAGCCCCTTTGCCTGACATCTTCCACTTCCAGGTTTGTTTCCATTTAGGATTTCTAACTTTTACAGGTAGTATTGAACCACCAAAAAAATCTTTAAATCTTTGAATTATGTCTTTATCGCACATTTCAATAGAACATTGAAACGATTTTCTACCGTTGCCTTTACCCCAAATACCAAAACTACCCTCTCCATCAAAAATTCCTGCAAGAAAAAGTATTTTACCTTCTTTTGTAAGATTATCGTAGGCCGATGAATTTTTTACCAGTGACTTGTATGTTTTTAATTCCTTTGATGTCAGATTTTACTCCTGGTTCTCTATGTGGACACCCTCCTCTTTTCAGACCTTGTGGTTTTGGTCCTCTTTCAGGTGGTGGCCCGCTTGAAACTCCTCCGCTCAATCCTTTTTCGTTATTTCTTCTCAAGTTTTTGCCTCGCTACGTCTAATCTTTCATCTGATTGTTGATCTTGTGTTGCAAGTCTATCATATTCAAATTCTAATCTCTCTGCAGCTCTTTGGTTTTCTTGTTCTTGTTTAAATTGTGTCTCTTCTGCTTTTCTTTGCATATCCATAGCTCTTAAATCAACTTCTTGTTGTTTAATTCTTACTAATGGATCTTGTTTTGCAAGATTTGCCTGCATTTCTGTTTGTGCTAACTCTTGTGTAATAGCTGCAGCTCTTTTTGCTACCTCAGCATCAAACATTATTTGAAATTTTTCTGGATCAGCCTGTTGCATAGCAGCCATATTTGGATCTTGTGCCATCGTAGCTGCAACCTCTGCTCTTGCTTTGAAAGAAATGTGGTCAGATATGTGTGATTGCATCAAAGCATACACCTGCGGGTTAATTTGCACCATTCTTGTAGCCATAAAAGCCATGTGTGCTGCTATATGGGCATCATGATCTTGGAATTCAAAAGCTGTAAGCAGTTTCATTTGCAATGCTCTTGCATTTTCTTTTGCAGGATCCATTGGTTCAGGTTGTTTTGGTGCAGGTTTTAACAAAGTTTCAATTTGTTTAGTTCCAAGTGCCTCGTAAACACGTCTATAAGCTTCATGTATGTTGTGAATTCCAGGATTTGTCTGTGCAATTTGTAATTGTGTCTGTGCAAGCGTCACTCTTTGCGCCATAGACATAATATTTGGGTCTGCAACGGGTAAAACATCGACTCTTCCGTCAAAATCTGCAGATTTTATTTGTCTTGGGCCACCATAAACGTCATACGGGTACTCTGGTGGTAAAAATTCACCACAAATTCTTGCTAAAATCTTAAATTCTAGTCTCATTGCGTAGTAACAACGCTTGTGAACACCACTCATCACACGTGAACCACGTTCCATCATAGCAATTGTAGTACCAACAGCCCTATTTTGTGCATCATTGCCAATATTATTATCAGTTGTTGCCGCAAATTTTTGTCCTGCTTGAACAACAAAACCTAAAAGATTAAATAATGTTGTTGAAGGCTCAGTAAAAGGTAGGTTAAAGAATTGATCTCTAATATTTCCACCCGGTGCATCAACATCTCTGAACTCTCCAGGTTGAATTGGTTGGTCATCATCTCTAACTCTAATACCTCTAGACTTAAATCCTGCTGGTAAATTTTTTAAAGTACCTGCATCAATTAATTGTCTTAAGGCTTGTGTTGCTGCAGTTGATAATCCACCAATCATATGTGTTAAACCAAAACCATAAAAGCCAAGACCAGGTAAAAATTTGTAATGCACAAAGTATTCTACTCTTGCATAATTTAAATCACCAGGTTTGTAGTTTCTATAAATAGATAAAATCTCACCAGAGCCTTCATCAATTGTAACTATGTATGGAATCTTTACCGCTTTAGCATTTTCATCAAAATCTTCGTAGTCATCTAAATTTAGATCAACATGCATTTCTAAAATTGTATGCAGATAATCGTCTCCTGTTTTTTTAACACCTTCAATTTCATTTAATTTTTTCTGTAAGTTGTCTGGCTCTGGTTGTCCTTCTGTTAATTCTATATCTCTATAAAATCCTGCAGCCATTTTTTTATTAACTTCGTTCTTAGTCATTTTAAAAGCATGAGTAATTCTTTCACAATCTTTTAAATCTGATGCGTAATAAGGAACTACTATTTCCTCTGCCTGTAAAAATTTAGATACTGGTCTCCCTAGTAATTCATCATAATATATTTTTTTAAATGTAGAACCTGAAAGTGGTAAGTAGAAAAGCATCTGATCCATATCAGTTGTATATTCTTCCATATCCTCCATAAGAAGATAGTTCATATATTCTTTCACACGATCTGCCTGTTGTTCTACAGCAGGTGTAACCAAGCCAATCGTTTGTACTCTTACAGGACCGTCAGATGGCACAAGTTCCTTGTATGCTTGTGCTTGGAACTGTGTTACAGCTTCAGATAACATTGGGTGAGTAACGTTAGAGGCACCTTTAAAAGGTCTTGTCACATTTACGTACTTTGTACCCAACAGGTCTAAGCCTTTGATATAAGCATCTTCCCAATCTTTTCTCGATAGCTTATCTTTTTTGTATTCATCAATAAGCTCTGATGCCATAGATCTAAGAGTTCTCTCGTCCATGTTTTCAGCAAGATTAGCATTGAAGTCGTCTTGAGGTCTTTCTTCAGTAACTTGTTCTTCGCCCTCTACTTCAACATCTACCTCGTCTGTCATAGGACCAGTAGTTTCGATTTCCTCTTCTTTTTCTTCAAATACTGTTGGATTATTTTTTTCTACAGCCATTAATTCATCCTAAATAAGTTCTTGTTTATGAAACCACCAAGTTTTTTGTATATTTTCTGTGGTTGTGCCATATTTGGCGTTACTTTAACAGAAAAAACATCTTCATACAATCTCATATCCTCTTTAGGAATATACACATAACCTGCTTTTGCTTCTTTTGATGCATCTGTGTGAGTAGTTATTGAATACTTTTTGTCTCCAGGAATATTAATTACTCTCTCTTTTAAAGACTTGTAGGGTCTGCTTGGATCTGATTTTGCAATTTTGATTGGACCAGTTTTTGATTCAAAGGTTTTTGCTATACTTTTTAAAACATCAGGATAGGCTGCAAGAGTTTTAGATCCTGGTTTTTTGTTACCTTTTGGATATCCATATGCTTGTATAAAACCTGCCGCTCTGTCTTTGTTTATAGTTCTATCTAAATAATTCACAGGAGTAATTGCAACATAATCAACTCCTTCTTTTGCGGCTTTATTTGTTAAATATTTTATTGCTGCACTAGAGTAAGAAGATCTATCAATCAAAGGAAAGTAATCAAATCTAGGATTTGCAGTTTTTACTTCTTTATGAACGCCAGCTACTTCATCAAAATATGATCTTGAACTTTCTCTAGCTTTAGTTGTTATATTCGCAAGTTGTTCGTCAATGTTTTTAATTTTATTAGATAATAATTCTATTTGATTACCTCTTAATCTACCAGACATGATTTGTTTACCTAAATTGTTTCTCTCCGCTGCAAGAAATTTTATTATCATGTCGTTTTGATATGGATTAGTTCTAGTAACACTGTCTAAAGGATTTTCTCCAGCTGCTCTTAGACCTTTTGCAATTTTTTGATTTGTATCAGATTGTATTTCATGAATTAAAAAAACTTTTTTACCATCTGGAGTGTATCGAGTATCATATCTAAAATGAACGATAGGGTTTGCAACATCTTCGTCATCAAAGTGTGGATTCTTTTTTCTCGGTCTTTGGTTTAGGGGTATGCTTTCATCAAGTACTAAAAAACTTTCTCTGTAATTTGTTCCTCCAGGCAATGTGTAAGTTTCATCAGTTGCATATCTAGTTTGTCTTACACCTTTAGTAGATGAAATAAGATCATCAATTTGACCTTGTATGTTATTAAATATTAATTTTTGTTGTTGTGTTTTAGATAAGGCTTTTGCATTTCTCATTCCTTTTGCAATTCGGTCTTCATATTTTTGTACTGAAGCGTAGTTTCCTTCTCTTATTGCATTTCTAATGTTTGCAATATCTTCCTTTAATTTAGTAAATGTTTCTTTTATAGCTGAATATTGAATAGCAGACGCAGGATTTGTTCTTGCACTATTATCAATTACTTTTTCTATTGCTCTTAATCTTTGTAAACTTAAAGATATTGTTTGTTCTGCATTATCAATTACACCCTGAGGTACACCATAATCAACTGCTTTCAATCTATTTACAGGATTCTTGATTGCCATCTCAGCAAGAACGTTTCCTGGAACTTTGACACCTGCTTGTTTAGCAGTATACAAAAGACCTCCAGTAAGCTCACCAGCTCTATTAAATGAAGCTATGTTTGAGTCAAATAATTCTTCTAATGGAACCGTTTGATCTTTACCTCTTAAATAACTTCCTTTAGCAAATCCCTCATCAAGTTTGAATCTTCTCGCTGTTATGTAACCTTCATCAATTTCTTTTCCGAAAATTTTAGTTTTTCTTTTTCCTCTGTCTACTAACCAGTTGGCCCAGTCATCTGCTGAATATGAGCCTGCTCCTTTTTGTGCAATTCTGTCAAATGCAACAGATGCAAAAGTTTTATTACCCGCTTGCATTGGGGCAGTCGATAAAGCTTCTTGAACAACTGGTGGTTTAAAAATTAAAGATTGTACTTCCTCTTTAACAGGAGCTGGAGGAGGTAACTCAAGAGTTCCCTCAGTAACTGTCCGTTGTCCGGTAGTCGGTGTAGTTGATTCTTTCTTCTTTTGAAGAAATCTTCTGCCGATCCCTAAAAGATTTCTAAGGGACATTGTCCCTCCTATGTGATTTTTGTAGGTTTATTTCTACCTAGTTTGCAACCTCTTGCTTTAACCATTCTACCAGTTCTCATCCCTACAAAATCTTGTTTCTGTCTAACAGAACCTCTTGAATTTCCGCTTCTCTGAGGACCTTTCTTTTTTCTTGGAATTGGATTTCCTTCTTCATCTTTTAAAAAAGATGGTAGATTTGGAACACCCCCTTTTGGAGTACCAGATTTGTAACCTGTGGGTTTCATCATCATGCCACCACCCATTTTTTTATTTTTAACTTCGTCTAATTTTCTACCAATCTTTTGTCCTAGTGAAGCTGCACCTGCTCCTGCTAATCCAAGTATCGCTGCAGCAGCACCTATTCTACCACCTTTACCAATAATTTTTTTTCCTTTATCTAATGCTTTGTTTGCTTTTTTATCCATCGTTGCTTGTTTCAAACCCTCTAAATATTTTTTGTAATCTTTAGCTTGACCCATGCTTTGTTTATTGATTTTAGGAAATACTCCAAAAGTTTTACCAAAACCTTTAGCAATTTCTTTTCTTCTTTTAATAAATTCTCCCTTATCAGCTTTCATGACTTTACCGGGTTTCATCTTCTCATCTTGTAAACCCATGCCTCTG